GGAAGAAAATGAGCAACTTAAAGAATACAAAGAGGTTACTAAGCCATGAAATTTAAAGGTAAATATTTACCAGACTTACAAAAAAAATCTGATTTGAGAAAAGATGATGAGAAAGAAGTATTAAAAGTTATGTCAAGTTTAACAAAACAAATGATTACTTGCACAGCAGATCCTTGCGATAAAGAGGCAAGTATTATTGTTGATAAGTTTCCTTTATGTGCAGCTCATGGCATTGATTACCTAAGAATACAAAAAAAAAACAGTACACTGACCTAAGAACATAACAAAAAACATAACAAGTTTGTTTTTGCAAAAAAATTATATCTAAAAATGGCGGAAAAGTGGTCGGGGAGAAAGGATTCGAACCTTCGACCCCCTGGTCCCAAATCTGTATAACATAGGTTTATTGGGTTTCATAGAGTTTCATCTAGTTTCATTAAGTAACCAAAAGTCTCAGTAAGTTTCATACAGTTTTGATATTAAACATAACAAAAACATAACAAAAAAAACATAACAAAAATATTTTAATTTAGGATAATAGTATATATAACACAATATATGACCAGATTTACAGTAAGGAATGTAAGGCCAACACCAGCTGGTAGGCTGAATAAAAAGAATAACAACAATAAATATTATTTTGATGTTTTTGATACAGTGCAGCAAAAAATTACAGATAGAGTTTATGCTGCTACACAAATAGAAGCTGATGATAAAAGAACACAATTTAAAAATAAAATTAATTCTAAATTATACACTACACAAAATGCTGTATTAGGTGATGCGGCACAAATTGAATATAATATACAGGTTGGTAAAAGGGATAATAAAATAATAAAAGAAAATACTTTAAGAGATTATAAATTTAGTTGGGATGCAATTAAATATATAGAACACAACGGAATATTTTTAAAAGATTATCCAATACAGGATATAGACATTAAATTTCTTACATCATTAGAAAATAAATTATTGATTGAGTTATCATTAAGACAAAACAAATCAAGCTGGTTAAGGCTTGGAGCAATACTTAATGTTGCTGCTACCGAAAATATGGGTGTACCAATGTTTATAACAAAACAAGTAAGTAGATCTGTATTTACTTCTGCATGGAAAAGAAGAAAGAAAAAAGTACCCGATATATTAAAAACAGATAGTCCAAATGATACAATTAAATTAATTAATAAAGTATTAGATGTGTCAAGATTAAGGTCTAGTTATGATGGTACAAAGTATCCTGGTAATTTTTATTATATTACAATTAGAACTTTAGTAGAAGCTAATCAAAGAATATCAAAAATAATACCAATAGAAACAAAAGATTATAGCGTTAAATTAAATGGTTTTGTTATTGATAAAGTAGTTGATATAAAAACTAATGTTATGGAATATTTACCAAGAATATATGAGACTGATTTTGCAAACAAAGGTTATGCAAATGTTGTTTTTTTATCTGAACAATACACAAAGATTTATAAGGAATGGTTACAAGAATTACGAGAATGGTACAATCCAAAAAATATTATGTTACCAGCTAGTAATGGTAACTATAAAACATATCATATAATTTTAGATAATATTAAAAAATTATTTAAGATTGCTGGCTGGAATGGAAATATAAGCACACACGATTTTAGAAGTTTAGGTGCAAAGTTTAGAAAGTATTTAGAGTTAGAAGATACAAGTAAATCACATTTAGATCATAGTTCAAAACATATGACGCTGCTTTATGAGAGAGGTAGGAACTGGCAAGACGTAAAATCACTAACAGCTGCTAGTAATAAAATCGGCCAATTTTACAATAATTAAGGGGGTACAATCACACAGGCGATACTCTACAAAGCCTCTAGTGAGCTTCTGAGAGCTTGTTTATTTAGCTTTTGGTACTAAAAAAACACTTTCCACACATCCAGGTCCTCATGTGATCCTTAGAGAATATGGGGTCATCTGTGTGATTGATACAGGAGGAAAATCTATTTTGTCTTTTATATTTTTCTTGATCTTGTCTTGTTTTGCTAAAGAACCACATACCAGGTAAAGTGATTGTTTTCTTTTTACTTCTTCTTGCCAAATAAACCCATCACTCCTGGCGCAGCTCTATAACCAAGACTAACACTGCAAGCTAAGTAAAGTAGATGTTTGTAATAATCCGGTAGTGTTGAAAGAATACGAAAACCCTCTGCTATATGTGGTTGTAGTGGTCCTATGAATGAACAAATTGCGGGAATCATTAATGCTAAAAGCACGAACTCATCTTTCCAGCTTCCTTTCATTTGATCGACAGCTGATTGTTCCCACTTAATTTTTCCAGCAGCTATGTCTTCATTTTTCTTTTTTTCTGCGTGAATTTGAGCAATCTTTACTTCACCCTTTAGCTTGCGAGTCTCTACGAAACCTTTTACTGCATCACCAGCAACAGACAAAAGAGGTTTTGCTAATAACTGCCACATTATAAATTACTAATAATTATTAAAACAAATATTATTATTAATGAACTAGCTAATATTTTACCTCTATTAGATAGTCCGTTCCAAATTTCTTTTATTGTATTCATATTATACTCCTCATTAATTCTGCTAAACTTTCACATCTAGCTTTTGTTTGTTTTCTCCACCTGGAATCAAGCATTTGTATGCTTGCTTCTACATGGTCTTTTTCAGCCAAGGCTTTATGCATTTTAACAAAATTCATGCAGCCTTTTTTTCCAAGCTGGAAAATCATCTCAATTACTATACCGAAAGCTGTTGGATGAATATCTTCTGGGGTAATCTCATCCGCAGCTGCTACTGCTTTTTCAAAATCCTGGTCATATAATTTTAACCAACCAGCTTCTGTTGTAGGCACTTCTTCTGAGGGTAAAATCTTATGGCCGACCCCCCCTGTGAGATACCCTAATGTATCCACATAAGGCTCTAACTCAAACCCCTCGTGAGATCTTATTCTTTCTTTTACTTCATTTAAATCGGCAGCTGCCATCTTTAAAGACATATAATATTTTTACTCCTAATTGTTTTTGATACTTGGATATGTTTCTTGATATAATAGTTCCAGGTTTCCAGGTCTTACGAATAGATGCAGTTTTTACATCTATCTTTAATACCTCTCCACTAACTCTATGTACGGCAACAAGATCAATGACATCATTGTCCTGTGTTTTCCAATAAATTGTATAATTTTTTTCAGTAAGCCATGCAGCAGCAATAAACTCTGACTGTAAACCTTTCTTAACTTTGTTAAGATTTTCTATATATGCCAAAACTAATCAACTATTTTTAACCAAGTATATATAGCAGCTAGTATTGATCCTATAATTATTATTCCTTTAAAAAAACCCATTCCTGTGTTGGCAGAATAATTTAAATCTCTTATTTGTTTTTGCATAGTATTTACATCTTCTCTTATGTATTTTACATCTGTTTTAAGTTCAGCAATTTCTTTTTCCCACTCAGCCATTATGTACCTTGTATCATGCTGTTAAATTTTTTGATGGGGTATGAGTCAACTTCAAAACAAATTGAACTAAAATGTGCTTCGTCATCACCTCTATTTTTAGCAATTTGTTTGTATTGCCCAACATGTAATTCAGTAGATGACAAACAAGTTTCCATATTTGGATATAAATAACCAGTATATCTTACAGACTCCCAACCAGGCATTGTGGTTATTATTATTGCCATCACTAATTTAATCATTAGAATTTTCTCTCTTATCACAAGTACAATCTTCTTTTACATCGTTACAAACTTCGCATGGCATACAATTACAATATACTTCTTTGCCACAATCACAGAAATGTTTAGGAGTAATCATGTTGTATTTATTCCAAAAACAGTAACACTAGCACCAGCCCTAATATCGCCACTACTATAATATAAATATATTCCTGTATGTTGAGCATTGCTGTCGTAATGCATAGCATTATGACTTGAAACTATATCCTCATCACTATGTGTATTTCTTGTAAAACTTCCAGACCCAGCCATTCTTGTTGATGTATTTAATTGTGGCTGATAAACTGTAAATGTTCCATTATAACCTTTCCATGCCGCACTTTCCTCACTACCATCAGCTATTCTAATTGAACTTTGGTCTACTCCAGTATTGCTTGATGGCGTACCATCATCATCAAAATAACGACAAGCATATCTATATTGACTAGCAGTATCAGTTGAGCCAGAACTACCACCTGTTCTAAATCTTAATTGTAAAGTTTGGTCATCAACAGTACAATTAATATCACTAAGCACCATTAAATAATTTTCATAAGAACTTGTAAAACAATTATCTAAAGTAATACTTGTATTTGATGATAATAATGTTCTTCCAGTTTGAACTAAAGCACTACTAATCCCAGTTAGGTTAGACCCTGAAATACTTGGCAAAGTGCCTGTAAGATTTGCGGCTGGTATTGATGTTAAAGAAGAAGCTTCTACCGAACTTCCTTTTACTTTAATTAAACTCATGGTTTACTCCATACTGTATGTGTTAAGTTACCTTGCTCATCTCTAGCAAGTAATTCAGAATATTGTTCTTCATCAAAATTTTGAGGAACGTCTCTCATACTTTGTCTAAAATTTTTCATTTCTTCAGACATAGTATTATCTGACGTAGCTAAGTAATCTGTTTCAGAAAGTTTTTGATTTCTTATGCTTCTTATTTCAGCAAGTTGTCTTGTTGGTTTTGTATTATTCCAAGCTGTTTCTCTAGCGTTAATTTCTGCTAATTCATCTGCTGTTGCTAATCGTCTAACACCATTATCATCTACATATCTATCTACCATAATTTACCTAACTATTAACAATTCCATAAATGTTTATATCCCAACCACTGATATCGCCACTTGTTGAATTACAATAAAAACCAGTAAGTTGGTTTGTTGCTTTAAACTCTAAAGCACCAATAAATGTTTGCGTTACAGCCGAATTATTTAATTGTCTTTGATGATGTAATATTGTCGTTCTTTTACCAGATGCTCTTGGGTGTAACCAAATTAACCTTCCTGTAACACTTACTCTAGCACTATCATTATTTGCTCCATGACATAACCTAAAAGCATTTTGACCGCTATTATATAATTCTAGTTTAGCACCATCACTTGCTTGTGAGCCGATATGTGTCCAATCATAATTATTACCAGATGATATATTTCCACTACTGTCATATAAAGTCATTGATATAGCTTCGTTGTTTGTTGCTACATTAAAATAATAATCCATTACATAGTTTTCATAAGTATCGCTTATCCAACCATTAACAATTACATTTGTTGTATTTGATGAGCCACTTGATTGTCTTACTGGAACTAATCCACCACTAGGAGCATCAGCAAAACTTAAATTACCAGAGCCATCAGTTTTCATAAACTGACCATTGCTTCCATGCGAACTAGGTAAAACAAAATTTAAGTTACCAGCATACGAACTGTGGCTGCTACTGGAAATTTTCGTGTGGTGGGTGTTCTGACTACAATTAAGTGAGATTGACCCATCAACTGAGCCACCATCACCTTTAGATGTAATACCTGAGCTAGAACTATTAGAAACAAAATCAGTTTTATCTTTTGTAATACTTGATGCAGCTGGTACATAAGCAACACCAACACCAATATGCAAAATCCAATTACAAGTATTGCTGCTTGTAGGAGAAAAATTAAAAACAATATTGCTACTGTTTACTGTAAAATTAGATTGCTGAACGACACCATCAATACTGATAAGAATTGATGAAGAATTATTTGGTACAAACGCAACACCATTTTGTGTTAAGGCATAAGTCGTTCCACCATTAAATGTTATATTATCGAGCTTGATAACATTACTAATATTATCAGCGGATCTTCCGTAGTATGAACTCATTTTGGATATTTCTCCTTAACTGCTAAACAATCATCTATGTATTTTTGTTTTTGTGCATCATCACCTTTTACAATAGCATCTAAATAATCTGCCATTGGAGGATATTCTGCTTCTCTTTTTCTTTGATATTCTAAAGCATCATATTCAGCTTGAAG